AAGCAGCATGATCCTTATTATAACCGCCAAGCGTAGTCCATTTCCCGTCGCTAGACACGTTTCTTTTACTGAGACAAGACGGAAACCCGTTGCCCGCTCCTAGTGCTTTAAATGGAGTTGCAGCAGGCATTAGTCAGCTTTAAATAAGATTGAGCCATTGACCGAACTACCGTTTTCGCATAGTATTACTGCTGTTTCCTCGTAGCCGTCTGGCAGGCCGCCGCCGCCGCTGTCGTCGTCGCTTGTTGATGCGCCAGTAATAACTAATTTACTTTTATTTTCCGCAAAAACAAATCTTGGCGATTCATCTTTTGGGCCTTGTTCAACTGTCATGTTGGCAATTGAATTAATTGCCCCAATTACTTCATTGAGCTTTTTGTTTTTTGCAAGCGATCCCTGCGTGACTTTATCTATTTCTGCCATTATTGCGCTTTCACTTTTACGTCTGCACGTTGTATAATATTGCCAGCATATCTTGTAATGCTGCTTTCAATTAAAAGAAAATCGCCAGCAGTCACTTTTGCATCATATTCTGATGCACTTGGCACTGTGCCAGGATCGAGTAAAGGCCCTTGAATGCGGAAAGTTTCAGACAATGGCACATCTGATGGGATTGTTATACCAGTAGTTACTCCCGGTAAATAGTATGTGAAATCCGTAAACGTCCCTGTTGCCAATGATGTGCTGCCTCTTGGCTGTGCAACAAACTCTTCAACGCTGCCGCTTGTAAATGTACTTAATGAGTTTAATTTATCAACGATCACTTGTGTTGAATTTGTGCCACTCAAGGCTGTTCTGCTTGCCCTAGAAACTGTTATCGTGACCGATCCATCTGTAGTTATAAGCGAGCAAAGAACAGTGTCTCCAACTGACGCTGAATTTGCGCAAGTCAAAGTCGTTGTTGTTGATGTAGCAGAAAAACCAGTTGCCGCGTTTTCAATTGTATCATTTTTATCAGCTTTTATGCCGGGGAATGTATAAGCACTTGTGCCGGTTAAAATTCCACTTCTATCCGCTGGAATGTTAGCAAATTGTCGATCAAATCTCACTAGGCCGCCTTCAATCTTTGCCTTATTGTAATCGCCGATGAAATATGCACTTGCATCTGCTGTAAATGGTAAATCAATTACATCTGCTAAGGCTGCAGTTGACATTGTAACATCCAATGCAATCGGAACATAGTCTGATTCATTGACCACGCAAACCAGGTGATAAATTTTTGTTGCATTGTCGCCTTGCTCGATAAATGGATATTCAACCCAACTATCAGTTACTGATCTTGGCGTAGTAAAATCGCCGCTTGTATATGGTAAACTCATTATGGATTCCTTTTGATCTCCTTATCAATGGATGTTAAAAGTTTTGTATGCTCTTGCAATTCAGTCGATTCATTTTTCTTTGACATGTCTTGCTTGTCTGATGCCGTCACCCCGGATGCCGTGCGACGGCCTGCCATTGGATCGTTGCCGCGTAAGAAAAGCCCGGCCGCACGTTCGCGCTCTTCAAATGTCGGCGCTGGTCCGAATCTTGATTGGCGCGTGCCGCTTCCAATTGTGCGTATTTTGCCAGTGCGTATTTTATTGCGCCCCGTGCCGCCGCCCTCTACTACACTTGGTGCGCCCGCTGCGCTTGCTGCGCTTCCTGCTCCGCCGCCGCCTAATGATGGAGGTGTCATTGAATTTAAATCGCCAACTGCCGCCAATATTTGTTTATACACTTTCAGCCTGTCTTCCAATGCCTTTTTGCGATCTGGATCTTTTTCAAGCTTAATTTGTTTTTCTAATTCGGCTTGTGTATCTTTTGATTTTTTTATGGCATCTTCGTCGGCCTTTGTTTTTTTATCCGCAGCTACTTCTTCGACAACTGATGCTTTTAAAATCTCGTTTTTACGCTCTTCAATTAGTCGCTTATTTTCTTCTAATTTTTCAGACAATCCCTTGGTCCAAAGCGTTCCTTCAAATAGTCCTTGCTTGTAAAGTTTGCCCTGTTCGGTCAATTCCTTGATTGCTTGCTTTTCTGCCTGGTATTGAGAAATGGCTTTTTCACGCTTTGCAAGTGTTTCGTCTGTAAAGCCAAAGATGGCCTCGCCAACTTTAGTTCCAACTAGATCAGCTGCTTGCTTTGTAAGCTTTAGCATTTCTGCCAATCCTTCGGTCAATGATAAAATTGCCGGAAGTGCAGTTACGCCAATAGTCGTTCCAGTTTCGATCAATTCTTTTTGCAGGAACTTAATTCTATTTGCCGCGCTGTCAGCCGTCGCAGCGGCATCGCCGTTAGCATCGCCCAAGTCTTTAATTAAAATTGACTGCACAATCAAAGCTTTTTGTGCGGCGCTCAATTGCTTTGTGCCTTCATTGATTCCAATGTTTAACCCCTCCTGCTTGATACGGGCCTCGTTTATCACGATACCCAATTGTTTCATTGGCTCAAATTCTCCGCTAATTGCAGATCTTATTTTTGTAAATGCTTCTTCAATTGGTAAATTGTGAAAACTTGCAATGTCTCCGGCAATTTTGACCATCTCGACGGAAAACAATCCAGCCGCTTTAGTATTTAATCCAAATGCCTTTGCCATTGCCGCAAACGTTGCCAATGCGTCCTGCATCTCTGCTGTAGTGCTTGGAATTGTCTTGCGCAACTCTTTGACCTTCTCATTCATGTCGGCCGCTGCTGGACCAAATACGGCCTTAAATTTAGATGCAGTCTCTGCCGCCGCTGTTCCAAGTGAAACAATGTTTTTTATTAATCCAATGCCAGCAAATGCCGCGCCCACGCGAGCAAACATGCCAATCGCGCTATCGCTAAATCGTTTGACGCCTGCTTTTGACTTTTGCAGACCCTTGCGAAAGCCGCTTGAGTCTAAATCTATATCTGCCTGGATGTCTGCTTTAGCCATTTTCTTTTGCTTCTCGTTTTGCTTTCAGTGCTTCGCTCTTTAAATCGCGCAGCACTTTAGGCTCTAAAATTTTATAGTTAGGAATGGTTGAAAGTCGGCCCGCTTTTTGCAGTGCAAATATCTTTGTCATCGGCATATCCGCGATGCCATCTGGATGCTGCCCATACCTGGCTGCCAACTCATCAATTGCGCCGACAATGCCCTCGACTTCCGGCAGCTTAAAAGATATTGTTATGCTATTGCTTGCGGATTCTGGCATCTCATAAAATGCCGAGTTTAAATGATTGTTTATATCTTCCGCGAATTGATCCGCGTCTTGCCCGGTGCGAAAGACTTTTGCAATCTTGCGTTCAATCTTAAATTTCTGCCAGTTGCTTAATGGGTAATTTACATGATTGCGGAAGATATATTGACACACTGCAAACTCTGAAAGCTTGCCAGACAAGATGCCATTTTTTACAACTCTTAAATCAATCCATGCGCGAGCCGTCAAAGATCTTACAATATAAGATCCGATGCGCGAAGCCAATCCGGCGCTGGAAAAAGCGTTGAGCCTTGATTGCTCAATCTCTTGCCGCTTTGCTTGATATTGATTGTAAAAGCTCATTTGTAAAAAAGCTCCACCCGCATGGGCAGGTGGAGCTATCAACACAACAACACACTATGAAAAGTTAATCGTCGATGTCTATGACGCCAGTTATGGATTCAGCAAATCCTTGATCTATCAGCCATTGGCCAACTACATCGCTAACGTCAACGACGTCACCAGCAAAAGCTGGCTCGCCACGGATTGATTTATCAACTAAAAGTCTTAATTTCATTATGCTTGGTAGGTTTTTAGGATTGATCGCATGCTGATTGTTGTCATATCGTCAACGCTGCGATTTACGCTTGTATCAACGACAACTAATGTCGAAGCTGTGCCGCTTTGATCATAGTCATAAGCAAATTCGGTTCCGTCTGCCGGATTGATTATGCCAGTGAGTTCTTTTTGTAGCTCAAATTCAACGATCACTTGATCGCTGCCCTGGCGGATCATAAAGTCAGACCGGTCGCCATTGCTGTCGGTGCGGCTAATGATGCGATTTTCGCTCGCTGTCGCGTTGGAGATAGAGTTAACGACATAAATGTCGCCAGCTGGTGTAGTAAGATCGGTAAAGCCTTGCGGCTGATTTGGAGCGGAATTATATGGAAGTGCCATGGTATTTTTTTAGTTATTTTTGTTATATTAAGACGAAGGAAAAGAATTTGTCAAGATGTCGAACGCGCCGGAGTATTCCAGCATTGTCTCGTCATAGTCATCATCAGATGCTGTGCGATTAGATGCAGAAGGCGTTAAAGTGTTGATTTCGTAAAGTGTAAGATATGAGTCAAATGCGCCGCGTGCGTTGCCGACACTTAGCCAACGTCGGCACATTGCAACTAATTCCTGATGCCTGGTGGCAATGTCGGCATTTTGGCTCGGCTCATTGTCGCGCTCTGTGCGGATTGTAAATTCAACTTTAAATTCATATTGGCTATACTCAGCGCTTCCGTCTGGCTTGTGTATTGCCTTGCCAGTTGCTGTGCCGACCTCGACCATGACGGCCACAAAGTCTTCCGGCAATGTCTGCGGATTGCTTGCGTCTTTTAATTCAATAATCTTGCTGGCAAAGAATTGGCGCCATGCCGATTCCAGGTTGCCTTCAAAGTTAAAAACTTGCTCTTCTGTATTTGCTGCCATATTAAGATAATTTTACTTTTAGACCCGATTTTTTAGCGTTTGCACGCACTAGATGAATCATGCGCTTTTCCATTGCTTTGACTCGAAAGCGTTGCAAAAAACCGATCTTGCTGGCAATGCTGCGCAACCCATAGGCACTTGCGCGAATAATTGCCCTTGGTCCTTTGCTTGATCGCAATACACGGCCCTTTCCATCTGCGCGGCTCATGTTGCGCTTGATCCATGCCGGAACGCGCTGCTTTGGATTAATGCGCACCATCGACTCAGCCAGTGCCGCTTTAGCTGTGCCAACTTTGGTTTTTTCTTTTTTGAAATATAGTTTCAGGATCTTTTCAGACACCCAGAATCGCTGATCATATTTGAGCGCCCGCGCTCGGCCGCTTGATGGCAGCATGTTGCGGCGATGCCAACGCTTGATTTCAGAAATTGTCAGCGCCACGCCCTTGCCTGTTTTCTTTCTGCCTTTGTATATCGGGCCGCGCCCAAATGTAGCAACTGCCCACTGGATCACTTGCGGATCTTCTTGAACGACAAATATTTTTTGCAAGTCATTCCACATTGCAAACTCGCCCTGCTTCCTATCTTTGCTTGAACCGATAGATTGCTTTTTAAAATTAATTACGCCGCCCGCAAAAGGTGGTGCAGCCTTTGCCATGTCGCGTGCATACAATGCGCCCTGCTCTTTTATAAAGTCATATTCGTCAACTTTATATCGCTTGGCAAGCTTGCGCATTTTTGATTGAAAAACAGCGTCATCAATCTTGATTATTTTTTTACGTGCCAATGCTTTGTTTTCCTAGTCGCTTTACGCGGAATGTATAATGTTCGGTGCTTGAATTGAAAGACAGCACTTTATAGCGTGCGCCGTCGGCAATTCGTTTGATCTTCATGCCAGTATATGTTTGATCCGGCAGCACGGCCGACGCAAACACGATCTCGGCCGTTGCCGTCTCAGTGTCGCCATATATCTCATTCGCAACGTCCATTTCCAGCTCTTCCATGATGCCGGATATAGTCAGCCCGCCAACGACGAAAGACTCGCCAATAATGGCAGCCGTCTTTTCGATTGATCGCTCGATAAACTTGTCAAATGCACTCATATAAAATAAAAGCGCCACGACCGGAAAATCGCGGCGCTCATTTGTTACTAAAGTTTGCTAATTACTTAACAGACTTTTTCGCGGTCTTTTTTGCGGCTTTTTTTGTGGTAACGATTAGACCTTGTATCTTCTTCCGCTTATCAACTGAACCTTTGCGAATATAAACGATTTCCCCAGCCTCAGCGCAGTCTGTGTAAGCTTTTACGCAGACATCAGAGTCTTCGGAGTATGCCAACACGGAAAGCTTTCCGCTGGCGTCTTTGTGAATTGTTACGGATGGTTTAAACATAAAATTAAATGGTTAAAAAGAGCGGCCCGACTAATCGAGCCGCTCAGATTAATTATTAGGCAGATGTAACGCGGACGCCGAAGTCTTGCCCTTGTGCGACTCCGTAAAGAAGTCCAAGAGAATACTTGAGTTCGCCGGCGTTTTTGTCATACCAACGACGCCATTGGAGAGGAATACCAAGGCCAGGAACTTCGATATCAACGATCTCGCCGCCATTTTCAACAAAGCCTTCGGAGTCAACGCGACGGCCAGCGAAAAGGAGAGAGGAACGGTGGAATGCGAATGCTGCAAGGTTTTCGCTGTTTGCGTCGGCTTGATCAGACTCGAAAAGATCGAACTTGTTTACACGTGGTGCAACGCCTTCTGTCTTTTCGCTGATTATGCCGGGCATTTCTGCATCGTTAAGAGTCTTCAGAATCGAGCCGTAATAGGTTGGATTCATGAACACGCCACGACCAGTCTTTGGTGCGCCCTTAGTTGCAGTCAAAGTTGCACCTAAGTCGATCAAGTCATCGCGGTCAAAGTTGGCCGCTGTGATTGTGGTGCTTGTTGCAAAATTTGCCGCAGTGACAAGATTCCAAACGTCTCCGAAAATCTTATCGCCGATTGCATTCAGTGCAGGTTCAAGGAAAAGATCGTTAAGACGGATGCTAGATTTTGAACGCTCAACATCTTTGAATCCGTAAACGAATCCATAGAAAGTATCGAGTGTAACAGTCTTAGCTGTCATCGCAGTGTTTTGCGAAGTGTAGCCGCTCGACAAGTCAACGGCTGTTGGCTTGGTTGCATAGCGTGTAGTAACGCTTGCGCCCTCGCTCGACACTTCACTGGAAAAGTCAGTGACAAGTGCAGATAAAGGTTGCAATAATGATGTAAGAGCAGGAAGTGACTCCTGCGCGATTTCTGCCAGATTAGCTCCGGCGATTGTATTTGTGGCCATAATTTTTGGTTTTAGGTGTTAAGGATTATTGAGGAAGTCGAGATTTATTAGCAAGATGCCATGCGTTCTTTTTGCCTGGCTCTTGACGATTGTATTCGTTCCAATATTCATCTGTATTCGCAAACATGTTTACCACGTTTTCGTTGTCAGAGGATACTGGTGTAACTGTATTTTGCATCATGATTTCCGCTGCTTTAGCTGCAATCAAATCAGCGCCAGCACTGCGTGCCTCGGTCAATTCAACCTCATGCTTTGCAACGATTGTATCAATCTGTTCGGTCAAAGCTGTTTCTTTAGCTTCAAACTCTGCAATCTGCACGGCATTTTTTGCAAGCTGATCAACATTAGATGCAATCTCAGCATTAAGCTCTTTGGCCTCCGCTTCAAACGATGCGCTAATTTCTTCAACTTCGCTCTTATGCTTTGCCGCGATGCTTGCAACAATCTTGTCAATCGGCAATGTTTTGTCGATTTTTTCAAGTGCCGCATTCATGTCGCCGATAGATGCCGCTGCCTCAAGCCCGCCTTCGATCTCGTCAATAAACTCGGCTTTAAGTGCTTCGTCTGCTGTCAGCCATGTTTCGGCGTCCATTAGTTGCTCAAGCTCTTCAGTGCTATATCCGCTGCGGCTGTATGCGTTAATGATGTTAAGTTTCATCTTGTCCATCAAGTCGGCGTCTTTGCGTAGCTTGTCGCTGTCTCCAATTGATACGGTCCAAGGGTTATGGATCATAAGGAAAGCATTTGATGCCATGTGGATCTCATCGCCAGCCATTGCAATGACAGATGCCATGCTTGCTGCGATGCCGTCAATATGTGTAATAACTTTTGCGCCGTGGCGCTTCAGTGTATTATAGATCACATTGCCCTCGACGATTGAGCCGCCTGGTGAATTAATGCGAAGATTGATTGTTTCAATTTCGCCTAGTGCATCTAGCTCATCCATAAACGATTGCGCGTTTACTTCATAGCCGCCGATCTCGTCGTAAATGTAAACGTCGGCAGACGCTGCTACGTCTTTCGTTGCTTCCATTGCGAACCAGTTATTTTGTGGTTTCTCTGTCATTTTCAATATTGGTTTCTGTGGTAGTTAGAATCTCCGGATCTCCAGGCTGTGCAATCGTGCCAAGCTGGATCGGATCTATGTCAAATTCTTCTGCAATCTCTTGCTTCAATTTAATGTTTGCCGCGCGTGTTCGCAATACTGTCTCATAATCGCCGCCACGCGCTTCAACAATTGAATCTTCGGTTAATAGACCTGCACGCAAGTCGCTAAGGTCTGCGGCACGCACCCGACCCTCATCAACTGTAAATTGTGGTGGCTTTGTGAATGATACTTTATACCAATCATCTGGCAGATCATAAACGCCTTGCTTTGCGCGTTTAGCAATAACGTAAAGCGCAGCGCGATGCCATGCTGCCTTGATTATTTCGCAGCGCGCCTGGATTGACTTGTTTACGTCACTGACGACGGCACGCACACCAGCGCCGCCAATTGCAGAAGAGTCAAGCATTTCACGACGCCATCCGAGCGCATAAAATGCGGATGATTCGATCATCTTGGTAAAGTTTAGCCACTGATCAGATGGCCTTGCGCTTGTATGCGCTTGCAAGCTTCCACCGTTTTTTATGTAGCGAATTAATCCAGAATCAAAAAGCTGCGTCTGCAATCGGCCGTCGTTGCCCGGATTCGGGTTAACAATCATATTGCCGCTGTCCATTGTGCCAGTCTCGTTTGATTCAATCAATGAAAGCGCACTTGACACTTTCTGACTAATCTTTTCAGAGTCGCGCGTTTCGCTCAAGTCATACCAATCTAATATGCCCGCTGCAATTGTCGGCTGCCCACGTGCTTGTGAGAACCATTCAATGTTTGCAACATGAATCACTCCATTTGCCGGCACGTCTTGATATCCGCGCTCGCGTGATTCGTCTTTGATGCGATACGCAACCGGCTGCATTAATGAATCAACGATGACGCCGGCAAAGATGCGACGGCCTTTAAATGGTCCATCTTTAATCAAGTTATCTTGATTTAACTCTTCTTCAAAGTTTCCAAGACGATGCGACTCAATAAACTGCAACCTAGGAAATCCGCTTTTAGTATCTTCTGTGAGCAAGATTAAAAAGTCGCCATCTGTGTCAATTGTCTTTGATGCCAGCCATACATTGTTGCGAAATGAAAAACCACGGCCGCGAGTATCAAGCATCCGGTCAATCTTTTTGAAGTCTTCTTCGACGGCCTTGGCAAATTCTTTATCGCTTGAATGACTCTTGAGTTGCCATGAGTTGCCAAATACATAATTAGCTTTTTGATTTACTGCGCCGCTGACGGTAGAAAATGCTTGATAAATGTATCGCGAATCACCGAGCAGCATGCGGTGACGGTTTTCTTTCATTATCTCGGCAATGTCGCGTGCAAGCTTGCCGCGTCCAAATCGGCGCTGATCGTCTGCGCCGCCCGGGTAAAATTCATTTGTGCCGCCACGACTCCAGAAAGATCTAAAGCTGTCTTTGATCTTTTTGGGAAATAGGTTGATTGAGCTGACTGCCATATTAGTATCTGCCTCCGGCACTATGCGCGAATCGTGCCTTTGTTACGTTTGTGACCTGCTCGGCCGTGTCTAAAATGTAAGCATTGATTTCGGCCTCTGTCATTTCGCCGCCAGATGCGCCGCCAGTCAAGAGTTGCTTATATACCATGCGCAGCGTTGATATAAAATCTGTCACGCTCCATTTTTCTGGCAGTTCATATTGGAATGTCTTGCCCGCCACGGTTGCTTGGACCATCCGAGCGCCGCCCTCAGACACTGTCTCAAATTGAGACACGACAAGCGCCTCCACCAGTTCGATAACTTTGGATACGTCTTTACCGGCTTTAAGCCATATTACAAATAATAAATCGCGCATGTATTAAGACTAAAAAAAACATCTTTTTGCTATTTGTCAATATCGGCACTTTCCCAGCTATTCGTCACGCCGACAAGTCCAGCCATTGACGCGCAAACAATTTGCATCGCTTCGCAGTCATATAGGTGATCGCCGTGAGGTGATCGGTTGATCCAGTCGTAAAACTCCGATCCATCCGTCTTGCGCTGCCTAACAATCCGCGCCCAGGCATTTATTTGCTTCTCATATACTGGACCGGCGTCATCTTCATGCGTCCAGGCTGGCTCTGGATTGCGAATGGACCGAACAAGTGCCAGCGCATTTTTGCTTTCAAGTTTAGAAAACCAGAATTGGCCGACATATCGCTGATTGTTTGATCCAGTGCCTTCCCATGCGTCAACATATTGTATCGGGGAATATATCCGATACAATCCATCCTTGTGCCGAAATTGCTTTTTTTCATCGCCGCGCAGCATCATCCAGCCATTTTCAGAGCAGATGCGCCGCACTTGTGATGTATTATAATTGCCATCGAGAAAGACGCGGCAGCCGATATTCGAATCCAATCCGCCCTGAGGAATGTCCCACTTGTCGCAAACGTCTTTAATTTCGCCAGTTGACATTGCTTTGCCCCAATCAATGCCGCGTGTCTCAAGCTTGCCGTCAACCATGCCCCATGCGCGTATGCGCCAGTAATAGTGATCTTGCTGCACGTCAACCGTGCAAAATAAAAACTTGGCATCTTCCCATGCGTCGCCGCGATTGTAGCCGCCTGATGCTTCCGGGATCTTATCAGTAGATACATACTTCTTCTCATCCCATGGCTCGGCAAGTCGCTTGCGTATAAAATTTTCTATGCCAGTCAATGATCCGCGCTGCCGCTCTGCGCATGCGTCTTTCCATAGCATGACAAGATCGGGCCATGGGAAATGCGAGATTGCATTGTAATTGTAAAAGTCAATCTTTGGATCGCCGTCTTTATTGGTCTGTATATATACGCCGTCTTTGTTGCGCCTTGCTACATGCCCGGCACTCCATGGCATTTGCCCATGACAAAGCTGGCATTCATAATATATAGACTTGGTCAATTTCTCTTTGTTGATCGTGCCATCATCGTTGCAAATTTCATCATGCTTGCCCCATCGCATGCCGCCACGCGGCACCTGGCCGTCTTTTGTTTCCAGTGACCAAACATAAGGAATCATCTCGTCGCAGCAGTCGCATTTAATATGCCACACCTTTTGAGTCGATTTTTTCCACATAACATCCAGCTCACTGCCTTCGGTCTGCCCGGATGATGGTAAAAACATGGACCAGCTCCATGGATACGATGCCTGGCGGTCATGCACCTGCTCAATCCAGCCTTCGCCATCTTCATATGCCCACGACTCGTCCATTGTAACGAATTTTAATGTCTTTGAATTTCTATTTGCCAAGATACGGGCCGACAGCAAACGTATGAATCCATACGGCATGCCGGTGTAAAACTTGCCGCGCCTGTATCCTTGCTCCGGAATCAATCGAGTCACGGCATCCGTGTTGTCAATTAATGGTGTAAACTTGTCATCGCTAAACTCGGCGATTGCTTCCTTGGTCAAGTCATAGTGCGCCGCCCGGCACGGCGCCGTGGCCGCTTTGTAAAGATGTAGCAACTGCGCGGTCAATGTCTTAATGTGCTGCACCGATCCAATCAAGCCGACTGTGCCGCCGCGTATCTTGGCCGCAGCCGTGATCGGCTCGACCATCAGCGGATGATTTTCGCGATCAAATGCGCCATAATCCAACGTAATATTATTTTCGCACCATGCGACTGGATCTTGTGTTTCTAATTCAAGTAGATTCATTTTAGCTTTACGCCTTTCAAGTAATCGTCGGCGCTTGTCTGCCAGATGTCGCAGAGCCATTCTGGCAAGTTCACCTCGCCTGGCGTCTTGGCAACTTTTGAGAATCCAGCGAACAAGCGGCCGCCGAGAATTACCGGCTTTAGAAAATTGTAAACTTGCTCCGGTGTTTCCATGGCAGACACTTTTTCGCTGATCTGCTCAAGCGTGCCTTCAATGCAGGCATTGCCGGCATAAGTTGAAGCACGAACAATTCGGCAGACTTCGTCGCGTGACAACATCTCGCCGCGATCAAGTCCCAGCTTCTTCGCGTGCGCTTCGGATTCGCGGATCTGCTTGTCAATTTTTAGATACGCATTAAGCGCAATTTTCTCGCGCTCTTCGTCAAATGCATCCTTTGCTGTTTGCAGCTCGGCAAAATATTCGTCGCGCAACTCTTCGGCCGTCTTGGCTTCGCTCTTCTTGCGCTTCTTGCTCGGCCGCTTCGGCTGCGTTGCTTTCACATGCTCTGCAACTAGCACTTTGGTTTTGGCTGGCAGTCTGGTCCGAGTCTTTAGCCATTCCAGATCGGCATGGCCGCCGTCATCCGGGAACCCCTCCGACAACCAATTTTTCATGGTCGGAATGCTGCACCCGTATTTTTGAGCGCGGCCGCCTAATGTTTTTTTCTTCGCCATGTCTGCTAGCTTATATTAATTTTTTGAATTTCCAAAATTCGATTTTTTTACACGACTAT